TTAGCCACCGGCATCAGCCGCAATGGCGTTGTCCCGGAGCTTGAGCAAGTCTTCCATACTCTTGGGCTTGCCTTTGAGCGGGCTTCCGGACCGCCCTTGTAAATTCGGAATCGTATTGGTCGGACGCTGGATGACTCGCTTTCCTGCGGGGCCGCCTTGAGCCGGGGGAGGAGTGCCTACTCCGCCATTCGGCGCTTCGGGTGGCTTTAAGCCATAACCAGAAATGACCTGCTTGACCGCCTGCTCGGGGGTCAAATCTACTTTTCCTTTGGACTTCATCCACGCCAGTTCCCCGACTTGGGCAACTAGGTTGTAGAATGCTCCAGGCGTTCCGGCCTTCGCATCCCACGCATCGGCGATTGGCTTATACTCTGGTCGCTGAAGAGTATAATCCAACTCCTGCGCACGTAACTTTTGAGCCAGGGTGGCCGTTTCGGTTTCGCCGTTACGGAGTTGCTCCTCCATCTCAGCTTGCCGACGTTCGGCTTCCATATTCGACTGAAGCATTTGCTGTTGCTCAGGCGGTAGCTCTTTAAATTGCACCTTCGCAAGGGCGTATTTCATTACGACCTGCTCAGGAATGTTCAATCTCGAAAAGAAATCGTCCAATTTCAGCAAATTCCCCGTTTTAATCGCGGTCTGGACGATGCCGCGAAGTCCGTCGATTCCACGCTTAATTTCAGTGTTTTCGTGGGAAACGGCTTGCAAATTTTGACGGGTTTCCGCAAAACGCTCTTTTACCGAGTCAAGACCGTGCGAGCGCTCGTGTAATTCGCGTACAAGCTTCTCGGATTCGGGGTCTTTCATCAACGGCGCGAACCGTTTATCGATTTCAAACTCTCTTTGCTGATAATCGTTGGTTTCTTTGTTGTAAAAACCAACTTTAACTTTCATGTTGGGCTTAAATTCGGGTTCAGCCTCTTCACCCTCTTCACCCTCTTCGCCTTCAGCTTCGCTGCCTTTATCGTCTTCGGCCGAACCTTCAGCCGCAGCCGCTTCCTTAGCCGGCGTTTCTTCGCCTTCCGCACCTTCAGCCGCAGGTGTTTCCGCACCCTCAACTGGAGTTTCTACGATTTCTTCCGTAACTTGTGTTTCTTCCGTATCCATGTATCCCCCTGGCATTTCTGTGCCGGTTTACATCATTGCTAAAGCTTGATTGCCCGCTGATGGCGACACCCCCATGTCGCTTGGTGGAGGTGGTTGCGGTTGCCCGCCACCCATCTCCGTAACTTTGTTTGAAAGCTGCGCAAGCGCGCCCCCATTCATATCGCTCAGCATTTCTTGGCTCTGTCCTTGGGCCTCAAGCTGTTTAATTAACCAATCGAGTGCCTGATAGGGCACACGCGCGCGACGGGTTTTCTCGCCAGTCGCATCCGATGGGTCTTTGACGTAGAAATCACACACAACAAAGTACCCGCCCGTGGGTATAAATCCTTGTTGTGCACGTTGAATTGCGAGTTGGTTTTGCGCTTCGAATTGCTGGTGAAGCGCAATCTTACTTTTGTACGCTTGCTGAATTTCCGGGCTTAAAAACTGGAAATCTGCCTGGCGTGTGCGGTTCGATAGCTTCTTAATCATATAGACATGGTTGTCATACTGATTAATTGGCGGCTGCTCCCCGCGGTCTAAAGCAAGCATGTCATTTTTCGCGGCATCTGTGTCCATGGTGAGGTCATCAAATGACTCGTTGAAATTTCCATAAGGCATAGCCCGCATAATCTTGCCGATGTCTTCAGGCTTAAGATTCGGGCCTACATATTGGAGAGCGTGGTTTAAAACCAACTGCTTACCAAGCTTGGTTTCAACGTCATCGGCCTGGGCTTCAATGTTAATTTCGTAGCAGGTGTCAGAAAGCTCGCGAAATTCGGGGATGTTGACCTGCTCGTTTTTCCCAACCTTCCAAATCAGGGCGTCGTCTGGCAAATGCAGCTTCGCCAAGCGTAAGTACAAATGAACGAGTTCTTTTAGGAACATTTCAAAACGCGCGATGTAGCGTTGGAACTTCTTTTTCTGCTTGGCCGACATGAAAAGCATGGCGTAGGGGTCAAGCTTCATATCTTTGGTCTCGGAATCCTCCTGAACACCCATCACTTGGTAAAGCTCAGTGATTTGCCCCGTCATGTACTGGAAATACTGCTCACCACTTCGGCCGGCTAAAATTTTTGGCTCAGCGCCTGTGTAATTTACGCCACGAATGCCGGGGAGGGCTGCGCCGGCACTGATTTTTGTGCCATTCTGAATGAGAAGTTTGTCATCACCCAGGGTAATTTGGTGCTCGGCGATTTTTGAAGCGGAGCGGTTAATCTCAGCCTGGTAGGGCCGCATTGTTTTAACAGGAGAACGCCCGCGTGGAGTTGTTTGCAGTTTGTCAAATGCTGCAAAAACGATTGGAAATAATCCTCCGGGCAACGGGCCTTCATCAAGTATCCCCTCTTTTGTGGTTATGTAATAGTAACCCTCTGGGAAAAGCAGGCTCGGGCGGAAATAATACTCCCGAATCATTGTCTGTTTGCTTGCTTTCTTGTAACCCCCGCCACGATTCACATCAAATATGATGTAAGTTTCGTCCTGGGATTCCGTAATCATTCGCTGGAGTTCTTCGTTCCCTTTGAACTTACGGAGCAGGTCTTGGCGATTCATCATTTTACGAATGCCGAGCCACTCCGCTTTTTTCATGTCCTTACACTCGGCGGGGCGGAGTAAGTTGAATCCGTAAATTTCTTCAAAAACAAATTCACCTTCAAAGACGGGGTTGCCGTCATCGGGAACCATCTCCCCAAACTCGTTGAGCATTGGGTTCCCTGAAGCGGGGTCAACCTGTGGAGCGTACCCTGCGACGGGTCCTAGAGTCGGGTCGTAAAAAAGTTTTACCGCGACTTCGCCGATTTGAACGAAAGAGTCGCACCATTCGTACATACGCTCGTCGAGAGAGTATCTTTGAATGGCATCCTGCCACACACTGTGATGAAGCTCGGCCACTTTCTGGTCGTGCATTGAAGTTTCATCTTTAGGTGTGAAGCCAACGCCGGGGTTCATAGCTAGAATGTTGTTGGCGTAAATCTGGCAAATTTTTCGGATGTGGTTTTTTACGAGGCGGAGCTTTTGTTCCTGAGATAGTTCGCGAGAGTCACGGATTCGACGATAGAAATAACTTTGCCGGCGGTTATACTGCTCACCTGAAACGAGCAAAATATTTGAGCGCATCTCCGCGAATACGTCTTGGTCAGCGCTATCGCCGTCCGTGTACATCGCATTAAGCATCGCAATGTCAGGCTTTTTATACGGGTCATCGTCGGATTGGTAGTTGGGGGCGCTATTCGTCGTCTGATTCTGCGCCTCGGTCGGCATCATCGTCTTCTAACTCCCCATCACGAATTTGCCGCTCGTACTCGGCGGGGTCCGTGATCTTTAACTCTTCAAGCTGTTGCTCGCGTAAGGAAAGCTCATCCTCGGCAAGTGCTTGTTTAGTTTGTTCTTGGTGTTCTTGTTCCGTCATGTCGGCGACGGTAGTTGCGGTGGTACGGCCGGGGGGAGGTTGCTCGGGTTTCTGTCCGAACTCCAGCATAAGGTCGCGAAATTGCAGCTTCGCGACGTTGTACCTAGCGCATGTTTCGATGATGCTGCACACCGATTGTGTTGACAAGTCTGTTTTATTAGAAGCTTTCTCCATAGGCGTCATTCCACTCCGCAAACTCGTCTTCAATTCGCTCTTTTTCTTTGATGTTCTCATCGGTTATCTGCTTTCTTCTTTCGTTAATTTGCCGCTGCATGTCGTTCATTGGTTGCTCTGGTGTTTCGTCGGGCTCCACGTCCTGGCCGGTGATGAAGGACCAATCCCAGGGGACGGACGCGCAGGCATACCGAAGGACATCATAGAAGTCGTCCTTCGCGTTTCGCTTAAGCGTTTGCTTCATCAACGTGGTCAGCTCCACAACAAGCTTTGCTAACTCCGGGTCTTCATAAATAAAAAGCATGTCATGTTTAAAAAGCGTGTTTACTACGTCCTCGCCGAAGTCGTGGCCTTTCTCTGCTTTTTCAAATGGCTCACCCATTCGAGTCGCGATAGTTTCAAAGTCCTTGGCGCCCCAATCGTACACTTGTCGGGTGGTTTGGATTTTGTTGTCTTTCTTCATCGCCATAAACTTCTCCACCACATCGCCCGAAGTTGTGGGGATACCGTCGCCGCGCCAGCCAAGGAAAACTCGCCCGGCTCTAAAGTCAGGGCGTACCGCTAGGAATAAAATCGCGGACGGATGGGGTTTATGTTTTTTCTTGTCGTCCTCGCCAACACTTTGCTGCTCCTTGCCCCCTGAACCAATGTCCACCGCGGCATAGACCAACCAAGTTTTTGGAATCGGATGCTTTGGCTTTACGTGTTTCTTAGCGTCAAAGGTTGGGCACTTGCGGCCACTTTCGTCCACAATAAACTTACCATGTACCCGCTTCATCACTTCGTTGTGCGTGGAACATCTCGCCTCAATCTGGCGGATACGCTCGTGGGTCCAGTGAGAGGGCGTGCCGTCCGTAAATGTTATTGCGTCATAAAGAGAAACGGTTTGTTTAAAAGCTTGCGGCAAAAACTCTTCATCGTTCGCAGTAGGCTCCATAGCCCGCCGCCACTCGTCCTGCCCAAGCGTTGCCGTGAATACCATGTGGAAGTAGCCGTCGGCTGCACTAATCCGGAACATCAATTCGTCAAATAAATTAATCGGCAACTCTTCGTCACAAAATATGGCGTCACACGTACCGGTTTGCAGCGCCTCCACTTTCTGAGCGTAGGTCTTAAAGTAAACGTGAACTCCACTGTTAAAGTGGATGGCTACGATGTCCCCGTTTTTCTTCTCAGCCCGCCACCCGTGATAAGGGTCGTCTTGCATACCCCGACGCGGTAGGAATAGCGGCTTCCACTTCGTCTCAAACTCAGCATTTACTTGCTTTGATGTTGGGTAAAGGTACCAAAACTGCACAGGCTTTCTCGCCCAAAGCTTAGGCCAAAGCTCCTGGTTCGTTGCCCACTCAATGCATTTTCTTATTTGTGTTGATGAT